CTAGGATTTACTAATGTTACTTGATTAAATCGGCCACCGTGTACTTGATATATGTCAATTGACTGGATTAAATTTCGAATATTTTTAACCTGCGGTAAATTAAACCCGAAATTATGATTATCTAATGTATCAGAAACAATATTCTGAATTGCGCTTTTATCACCTGTTGTATTTGTTGCTGAGTCGGCACCTGTTGGGGAATTACTCTGGAATAAATCCTTGACACTTGACGGTAAATTTGCAATATTCGGATTCAGTGCCGGTGTTATATTATGCAATAATTGTTCCACAGACATAGGTGCATTCTTTTGTTGAGACTGCACAGGTGCATTTTTGTTTGGTTCGAGCCCATCTGCGAAATAATATCTATAATACATATCCCAGAATTTTAATGTCTTGCCATCAGCTACGTCGTGAAATACCATTTTAATGGGTTCAAACATAACTTTAGTCTGACTAAGTCGCTTTCGGTTATATTGATTTATCGGAGTAGTTTCGATTTTCATCGACGGCATGTCTACAGTTTTAACTAACGGGGGGATCTGCGACAAATCTGCATTATTAAAATATTTAGAAATAAACTCTTTAGCCGAACCCACTTGGTTAAGATTTATATTAATATAGTACTCAAACGGAAATCTCGGCTGATTTCGATATAGTGACTGAGAATCTTGATTGAATGTGTGGGTTGCATGACGGGAGGACTTCTCGTAAAAGAAACCTGCACCGGTTAAGGAAGTAAATAAGCTAGAAAATGATGGCATATGTTATTTATCATATTACATCATGGTGGAGGGTATCGATGTCGATACCCTCCACCATATATAAATGTTTAAGAATTATGTAGCTAATGTGCCGCCGGTTGGAGATGCAATATTTGGATATGGATTGCCACCAATTGTAGTTCCCTGATTTGTATTTGGGCCCGAAACGTTTGTTGCATTATCAAATCTAATAGATAATGTTACTTCCTGCGAGTCACCGCTCGAATAATCGCCGTCTGCGTATGCTACGTTTTCTAGCCAACAGCCATCTAACACCCACGATTCTAATTGTTCGTTGTCTGTACCGTCCAATGAGTGGATTTCCATAGAAAATTTATAGTTAATACCGGCCACTGCCGAAGTCTGCTCGAAATGATTCATTTGCTTTTGTATCTGCGCACCAACTGACGAAATTACAGCATTTGTGATATCATCGCGAAGTTTAATTTCAATTGCGTCAAACGGACTACGCTTACCCTGTATCAACGATACAGAATTATATGAATGCACTTCTACTACACCAAATGCGACCTTTGGGCGGGTACAACTTATCACATTCTGCGTCATTTCGCGCAGACCGTTATTCTCACCGAAATTTTGCCATACAACCCTGAAGCGATATTTCTGCTTAGGGTGCAAGATGCCGAGTTTGTTTCCGTCAAGGGGAATACCGAATTTTGATAAATTTGCCATTTATTTCTCCGTTTACTACTAGGTGCAGTTATTACAGTTATTTATCACTTTTAGGAAAATTTATGATGAGTGACTTTGCATACAGTAACGTGAGATTAGAAGAATAAAGGGCGGTAGCCCTTTATTCTTCTAACATTATACCGACAAGCTGGAGCCGGTATTTTGTATACGGATCGGGATATAAATATATTCTATTGCCTTAACCGGCTGAATTGCCACATCTATCCAAAGTTCATTTCTGTCAATGCGAGCAGGTGTATTATTACTTAAATCGCATACTACCAAAAAGTCATACAAACCGCGCAATGTAATGAGTTCAGATAATGCACGGTCAAATGCATCTTTAACTGCCTTACGTGTTGTAGTGTCGTTTGGCTCAAATAGGAACGGTTGTGCAAGTGCATTCAACTGATAACGCAAATAGTTTTCTAAACGAACTACATTAATACGATCTGTCGCACTCGAGTACGGCTGGCGCGTCTTTTGTCCAAATACAACAATACCACCTGTAGGCATTGTCCTAATAGGGTTTATGCCATTTATATAAAGAATATCTCTCTGGCCTTCGTTCAATTTAACAGGGATAAACTGACCACTAGCATTAACATACCCGACTGCCGCTGCATTATTAACTACGCCGCGCTGCAAGCCTGCTGGAGCAAACCAAGGATAAGCAACCTGATCATTATATGCAATAGTACGAAGAGCCATATGCGACGGTGGTACAACTACATCGGTGCCATCTACGTTTGTACTTAGTCCACTAGGATACCATGCTGCAAAAAACTTACTAGCAGATGTTAAACCACCGGCGCCGTTACCGTATGCTAGACTAGCATTAGTTGCCCAATTCTGTAAAGATGTGCCAGTAGCATTTAATGTAAACGGTGTATCACCCACAACAAATGCGGTATTTTTACGGTCTTCGTTGAGTACAAGCATTTCGTCAATTGCCTCAACAAAGCCGGGGGCTGCAATTAAGTTAAAATATAAATCTTCTGCACGAATTTCTTCATTGGCAACAATTGTCGACTGGATTGCTCTTACAATAACTATCTGTTGTGCTGCGGCGCCCATGTAAGGTACGCCACCCGGATTGTTACCGGATGTATTTACCCAGCGGCCGGTAGAACCGTTATTTGTATTATCGGGCGAAGCTGTTACACTGTTAAATACGTACGGAGATTGCCATTCCTTTACGTTATTTGTCGAAAAACGAGTATTCCATAATAAAAATCCTTTTGGATATAATGCAGCATCGGGTGCATCAGCATCCAAATCCGGATTGTTACCACCGCCGTTATTTGCACCTGTACCGATTACACCACCTAATTTATAAAGTGGGTTAGGTCTTGCATCGTCGAATATAATACCAGATGGCGATGTTTGATTTGCGTTGTCAACTAATGACCATGCGGTGCTGCTCCATCTCTTAATAACCGGGTACGGCGCGACATCAGTATCAACCCAAATGTCGCCCGATGCCAACACAGGGGCAGGCACATTATCGCGTGGATCAGCAGATTGTGCATACAGCGTCGGATTGCCGGTCGATCCCGGTAATGTAAACCCAGGTAATTTGCAATTTAGCCAGTGATCTGCACCATCGTTAACTAGAATATCAACAGTAGATTGACCGTTACTGTCAAGTCCCAGCAATGCATTAAACCATAACTGATTATTTGCAGGACCCTGAGTCGGTACGGATGCAGAACCCACTATAACACCTAACGGAGCCCACGGGCCACTAACACCCGATGCTTGCCTGAATTCTAGTGAATTTGCTGCGCCAAACGGTACAGGCTGAATATATATCTGACCAGCGGAGCCTAACGCATTGCTACTATAGTATGTGTTAGCTGCTGTATCATCGGCCTGTATGGGTGCCTCAACCTGAATAAATGCGCCGACGGTTGTGTCCATTCTACGAAGAACAAGATTAGCACCTTGTGCAGGTGATGTTGTCTTAACCCAGTATTGTTGAGTAGTCAGCACACTTGTCAGATCTGGCCAAACAGACTGAAATACTATGCTTGTAGGACCGGAAGAACCTGTTAGTTGTGTCCATACACCTGCTGTCTTTACCCAATACGATAAAGTAGCGGATACAGTCTGGAATACAACCGCATAATCGCCGTTAACACCGTCTGTTACCGTTGGGACATTAGCAACACCTGTTGCAAAATTATACTTAAATGTAGGGATTACTGTTGTCCAGATTTCATTCGGGAATGCCCCAGACCGAACAAATAAACCATATGCTGATCCTGCTGAAGACTCGTCTAACCAGTATGTACCGGTTGCAGCAGGTGATGTAGGTGCAATCGGGGTTGCTTCTAATTCGGCAGTGTTTATATCTGCGCGAACTACTCGAGCAAGATTAGACATTCCAAGATACGAGTATGCTGCTAACAGACCGTACTCGTTTAATGGATATCCATTTAGCGATGTGCCACTTACACTGTAAAAAGTCGGATCACCAAAAGTTGTTACTAAATCTCGCTGAGAAGTAATAGAATATACTTTACCGGCATTTGCTTTAGTTGTACCCGACGCAATACCTGTACCGGTGGGGTCAGATTTATCTTGCTGAGTAGCAATGAAAATTAATGGTACAGTGCCGGGGCCAGCGCCTACGTTAATTGATTGATCGATAACCGATATACTTACTCCTGGACTCACAAGTGTCGCCATTTTTTACTCCTAGTGAAGATTTACTTCTATTAGTAGTATTTATCAACTAGGCCATTAAAGGCGCTGCAAACAGAGGGTGTAAATCTTATAGGAATCTAGTAACTACTTCGTTAATCTGCGAATTAAGAAAGTCTACTGTGCTATCGTTATGTATCTCGTGGTCAAATTTTGCACCCACCCACGCCCACTCACTAAAATGAGCTTCCGAATATAGCGAAGTCATTGCACCCTTAGCAAGAGAATTTCCATTATTTGCAAGAATAGCAGTTTCGTACCACACTGGTGCCGGGCCGCGGCTTACCTTAATCATGTAGCCACCCATATCTTGAATGAATTTAATTTCATTAGGAAATCTCACATCACTAATAACAACATGCTGACCGGGGCTTTTCCGAATACGATTTTCTAATGTTGTAAACCAGATAGCATTACTAAAATTATTCCTAAGTGCATCGGTGCCGATGAGTTGCAATGCAAGACGCGGTGTAAGATTAGGAATACCTAATTTTACCGACCACCATTCATCCACCTGCTCACGCCATTCACGAGATTCAGGTGTTTCACCTTCTAACATTTCCCGGGGCCAGTCAAACATAACCGCACAAGCGTCTTTTAGGCTTGCGGCGAAACTATCTTTTCTAAATCCGTATTGTTCTGTTAGGCGTGTTGCCACTGTGCCTTTTCCGCTACCAATAAACCCGCTGATACCGACAATTGCCATACAAACTCCTAAATTAATTACACGTAGTTATATACAAACTAAAGCAATAGCTAATGATTTTGTTATTTAAAGTTATCTAACTTTTTATATATTTCGGATGCTTGTTTCTTAAGCAGATCTATATCAGTATCTTTGTAAAATTGATAATTAATAAATTTTTCTATATCTAACTGTGTTTCGTTGGCCTTTAATTTCAAAAACGGA